GCGGCCGCCGCGGTCGCGGTAATCGATCGGCCATATTCTGAAACCTGCGTTTTAATTTCGGTCAACTGTCGACCGGTGGAGCGTTGTAACCGCATTTCAAGATTACTTTTAACAACTGTTAAAGGGATCTCTTGAACTATAGACGTTAACGCCGAGCGCACCGCGCTTTTAAAATCGGGCGCTATTACATCTTCAAAAATAGCGTTGGCCGCTTGCGCTTGAAGAAAATCTAATTGAGGTTGAGTTGATGCGGCCGGATCAATACCAACAGCGCTCAAACCCTTTGTCATCGCGTCTCTAATATCATCAGTCGACGCGATAAAATCGGCGAGTGCGTCGCCGAGTCCGCTTTGAAGTATAAACGTGGTTAGATCAGCATCAGGACTCAACAAAACCGCGAGTGATTCGGGGTTGTCTGCCGCCGTCATTATGTCGCTAATCAATTGTTTTTGCGCTTGAACTAAACCACGTTTAAAAGCGCGTTCGGTGCTGATCTCGGCTTTAAGTTGATCTCGCCGAGCTCGCACAATGGTCGCGATCGGCCCCCGTTGGCCTTTTACCTGCGCGGTGAGGTCATCGACCGCGCGTTGATCCGCGTCATCTTCGCTTAAAGTGACGTGTTGAGGGGGCCAATCTAAACTCATGATGCATCAGCTATGGCAGCCGGTGAGAACGTGACCAAGCGTTGAATCAATGGCTTTAAACTGGTGAACCTCTTCGGCGTATACATAACGGCGCGTCCTATCAAGTGAGTCATATTGACCCGCGACCATTCCGCTAAATTGGAAATTCAAAGCGGCGACCGGCATACCCTTAACGTTACCACTCTTCTGCACGATAGAGTCGGAACCCTTGAGAATACCCATGAAGAGCTTTGTTCCGTCCCAAATGAACGACTCGCTTGAAGTCGCGCCGATCTTGGCGGTGTCTTGAAGCGCCGCGCCGACATAGATATTAGGGATCCCGAGCACGTCACGAAGAACGCTCAAAACCGCCTCATCGTTCAAGATTTGATTACCCGATGAGAACGCCCCGACTGCTGAAGAGTCGCCGACATACCCGCGCACCTCGGGATTACGAGCAAGCGCCCTAAACGTTTTACGACCGAAAATCAGCGAGTCGGGGGGGATGCCGTGCGCCGCCTGAAAAACCGTATCTTTCAGCTTATGAAGATCGGTTAAAGGAGTCGCGCCGGCCGCATCAAAATTCGCGGTAGCCGCTGAAGTATTAAATGATGTAGCATCAAAGAGGAGGTCGGCGGCGCGCTTCTCACGAGCGAGCTTCATGACACGGCTCACCTTTTTAGCAAGTCGCGCTTCTTCGCTGCCGGGGTACTGAGAATCAAAGATATCCTCCATCGCGATAGAATCAGCGGCCGCATAAATCAACGCCTTGAACGTCTGCGATGAGCGATCAAACCCGCCGATAGTCGCACGGCTCGCGCCGGCGGCGCGTTCGAGATCAAGACCGGCACCGGCTCCCATAAAATTCCGAGTCTCTTCGAGTAGAAGGGTTCCGGATCGCTCAGGAATATTGATATTCTCAAAGATCTTATCCGCGATAAGTTGATTATCACTAGGAACCGATTCAACGACTAGACTCGTTAGAATCTGGTCGACTGGATGTATATTACTGTATGAACTAGCCACTTGCGACTCCTTATACTAGAGACATCGGGCCAACGAAGAACGCAAAAAATTGTTCTCCATCAGCTGCGGTCTTTTGGTTGATATTAGGCAACGCCCGCGCGATTGGATAAAACGTGGTATCCGCTGATCCACCGCTTGTGATACACGCTTGGATCTTGCCCGCGGTTGTTGCCGATAAGATCGGAGTCGTCGCGAATGTGATAGATTCGCCCGCGATGACTCGCGTGATACCGTGAACCAAAATCTCAACCGCATCGCCCGCGCTCGCCGCGCGTTGTGCGACGCCGATTACTTTTTCGTCAGTACCGACAGTCGTAACGACCGCTTTACCGTCGGCATTTAATGAGACAACCGCGTACTCGGTGATAGTACCGCCCGCGATCATCGAAATCATATTGTCAGTGTTAGCCATGATTAGCCCCCGAATGCTTGATTATAAAATGATGGATCCTCGAGGCGCACGACACCGAGCGCTTCGCTATAACTAATCGATTTCTCGGTCGCGACTTGCTTGATGCGCGCGTCGAGAGTTTGCTTGTTAACCTCGGCACCGCTCGCGCCGTGTCCGACCTCGGCGAGAGGAACCGCGACCGCGGTGCGCTCGCTGAAGTGTCGCCAAAACTCAGGCTGGAGCTCACGAAGCTCAAACGCCTTGCCCGCGACTTCGGCATCAACCGGCGCGATACGACCCTCGGCGAGTAGCGCGTTGACCGCTTGATCGCGTTGCATCGCATCACGCTCGGCTTTAAGCGTTGCGACTGAATCACGAAGCGCTTGAACCTCCGAGAGAAGAGCGGGCGATGCTTGCTCACTCATCCGCTTGTAATGCTCATTCATCTTCTTTTTCTCGTCGTCGTCATGCTCGCCAAGTTTTTTCTTTTTCTCGTCGTCGTCATGCTCGCCGAGTTTGCGCTTCTCGTCGTCATCGTCTTCGCCGGCTCGATTAATCGCCGCTTCAGAATCTGATTTCATTTCCTTAATTTTGGCCTCGAGTTGCTTGACCATTTCGTCCTTAGCTTCGAGCATCGCCCGCAGCTCATCAACGCTCATGTCATCCATGTCGTTTAACCTCTCGTTAAGTGTGATGCGGTCGATTTGGTCGTGAGACTGTGCCGGCCGCGGGGTAAGGGTGACGGCTAACAGTTGAGCCGCTCCGATGCGTTCGCCGCCGCTGCGGTCGAATACGTCACCGGTGAGAAATTCAGGCGACGACCAGAGGACACCGCCTGCATTATTGACTACGTTTAAACCGCGCTCGTTATACGCGGGCACAGCATAAAGACCGTCGTCTCGTAACTCTAAATCGATGATTAGACCGAGCGCGTTTCCGCTCTCCGGTGGTGCCGGCGGCCCGCTTTGATAGGGGCTCGTCGCGTGTTGCCAATCGATGATTACGGGGTCGCGGTCGCGTCGCTCTCGATAGACCCTCAATAATTCAGAGAGTAGCTCTCGATCGACCTCTTTGCCGATATCGTCGCCAGTGAGTCGAGACGATACAGGACCGAGTCCCAGAGTTTTAAACGGCTTACCGATCGTTAAACCCTCGGGCACTTCATAAAGCGCGCTGAGTTGCGTTGATTCACCATATGCGAGTGTATTAGTCTTTTCGTCTGCGGCGTTCATTTGACCGACAATCTTTCTAGCAAAAGCGAAACCGGCATCTCCGCCCCAACCGTGCCATGCCTGCCACCCTTTGCCCTGATCCGACCACGTCGCCCCCTCCTTGTCGGATTCGTGGCGAGTGAAATATGCAAGCATACGGCGCACGGTCTGGGGTGATAACTCACGACCGTTTTTAAGGTCGCGAGCTCGCGCGATGCCTACGGGCGTCATACCTCTTTGAGATTCGGGTTTAGACTCGCGAACCTCTAAAGCGCGCGCCGCCGCTTCTTGTACGCCTTTCGGCGGTGTAAAATCTATATGCGAGTATTTAGCCGGTTCGCTTCGCTTTTCGACGTGTTGCGGGTGATCCTTCGGTAATAGATCTAAATCACCCGTGTATGCCTTTTTACGTTGCCCCGTAGCGACAAGTTTTAGGAACGTGCGAACGCGAGCGAGAGCCCACTGTGTTCGATTCATACCGGGCCGATGAGATACGCTAAACGCACCCGCTCCTCTTCTAAATACGGCTTTCAACATACCGAGGTCAACGCGGCGCTTTTTCTTCGTGAATCGGGCGTTGTGCTCATCTCGCATTTTTTCGAGCGACTTGACCGCCTTCTCACTAATCTCGATACCCCCCCGCGATCCACTCGCCGAGCCTTTCGGGTTTTTTGCGCTGCCCTTTATTCGGTCGCGCTTCGGTGCGGGCGTTTGCGCCTGAGTTCGTTTGCGTTTAATCTTAACCATTTCGACGCCTCGCGATCAATTTCTCTGTAAGCGCTGAAACTGCACCGCCTCCGCCGCCGGCGGCGACTCTTGAGAGCGGCGAGCGTTGTGCGTCTTCGGGTAGATCACCCGCGCCGAGCCTTTCACGTATTGCGCGTTCGAGCTCATCATCTGGAGTCAATAGACCCGCCTGAACGAGCGCGGGCAAAGCGGCGAGTGAGTCGGCGAGATCATCGGTATCAAGTCCGGTATGCGTTAACCTCGGAAGTTTCGACGGGTCAACAAGTCCATAATTCCAACGAATCAGTCGGCCAATCGTGCCCGCCCCTTGTCGATCAATGCCACTAACCGCCGACGCGACGATGTCACATAGATTAATCGCGGCACGTCGAAACACGCTTAGATGTATTTCACCAACGGAGCGCGCACCCGTTTCGGTGTTGCCGAGGTCGGCGAACTGAGTGAGAAAGGCGGCGCTGATTTGTGAATCGCATTTAGTGATGATGTTGAGCGGGCCGTCGACATGAAAATTGTTAGCGGGTGAATACGTGTCGAATTTAACCGCAGGGTTTTCGACAAGATAAGATTGCTCGGTCGCGAGTAGCGCTTGCGCTTGTCCTTCGCCCTCGTTGATCATTGCGTCTATATCGCCGTCGGTGAGCCCTAGTGATTCGGCTTGTGACCGGTCGATAACAAGTTTAGGCGTCGGGATTGCCCAACGATCCGCAGCGACGCACATTAGATTTGAGATGCGTTGTTTCGTTCGCCAGTACCACCAAACGGGGCGCAACATGCCGATGCCTTCAAAATTTGACCCCGTTTTATTAAGCGTCAAAAGAAGAAGTTTATTTGACGGGATCGGCTCGGCTTGCTTTGTCGTGCCGACTGTATTTTGTAACACGCCGTCGAGTGTTTGGTTGTCTCGAGATAACCATCGCTGATGAGCGCTCGGCTCGCGGTCGGCGTAATGACTCAACCAGACGCGAACACGACCCGTCGAATCCGGCCCGACTCTGTAACATTCCTCGGCGTATCGATAACCGAGCGGGATAAACTGAAATAAATATTGTAGTTGATCTTCCCAGGACAAAGACATTTGCCCCGCGTACCCGTCAAACCCCCAACATTCGTTTGCATATCGCGCAAGTTCTTCGCTTACTATATCGTTCTCGA